AGGCCCATCGCCTGGCATGCGCTAGCCATGTCGGCTTTTGCTATGTTCTCTGCCTTTTCTGCGCCAGGGCAAACGACATTATAGTTTTGCCAGATCCGGCGGCCGTCGTAGCCGTCGCCGACAATGTGCCATTCCAGCACGATCATCGTGCCACCCTTTGAGGTGGTCTTGATCTCGGAGTCCATCACCATCGCGTGATAGGTGCCGTCGGGGATTGGCGGCATGGCTGAGCCAGAGCCGCTCACCTCCACGGTAGAGGTGTCAAAAGAAAACTTAGCCATTGGCTGCTTGCTCCTTCGTTGGTGGATAAATTGCGTCGTGTAGCGCAGACCAGCTGAGATCAAGCTCCGCAGGTAGGCCAAAGCGATTCTTCGCAACGTGCGCCGGTGTTTCTTCCGTTGCCATGACGCGGCGCCCAGTACTGATCCCCCGCGACCTGGTGTTGCCAAAGCCGGTTTCCTCTTTTTTGGTGGTAATTTTGTGCCGGCAAAAGGCAACGACGTCGCTGGTCTCAGTCACCAGAGCGCTCGCACGCTGATGCAACTTGAGCTCATGCCGTGACACCTCCTCAATCTCAGGGTCGCGGTGTGCGCGGATGACCGAGTGCGCAATCAAGATGACGTGCATCTGCTTAAACTCACGCAAGGCAGTCAGGATGCTAATGGTCTCGCGCCAGAGCTCTGCAGCAGCTAAAAAGCCCTTGCCATAACCTGGCGTTTCGATGCTTTCCCATTTGTTCACTTCGCAAACCTTGCGCCAAATAAGCGGCTCAAGGTGGTCAATCGAGTCAATCACTACGGTTTTGAAGTCGTGATCTTGCTGTCCAAGCGTCGTGAGCATGGCTTTCACGTCGTCGTATGACTCAGCCAAGGGGAACGCATCGACCTGCAGGTTGCCGGCGCCGTCTTCTGTTTGGATGAAGATAGGCTTGGGCGCCTGGCTTGCCAGGGTGGTTTTGCCGACGCCTGCATTGCCATAAACCACAAATTGGATGGCCTGCGGCATGCTGGTCTTGCTGATGGTTGATAGATCAAACGCCATGCGGTGCCTCCTTAACCGTGATGCCCGGCTTCTGAGGTCGCGCGACAAAACACTTGGCGATGGCTTTGTAAGTGTCGACTTCGTTATTCATCAAATAACGCAGCTTGGTTTCGCTTAGCACTTCTTTTAGCTGAACCGGCTTGAGCTCGTCAGGTATGTCGTTCTTTACCTGCTTCCACGCCTGCCAATCGACCGAATAAGAGTCGCCGTTTTTCACGGTGACCTTGCGGCCATCGGCGAGGGTGGTGGTCTTAGAACCTTGGGGCACTTGCTCCAAGAAGGGGAGAATGATGGCTTCATGCGCGACGCGGGCAAGCCGTGCGTCTTCTTCAATCTGTTTGAGCTCAGCTAACCGGGAGACTAGCGATTCGAGGCTAGGTTCGTTGCTTCCGTTTTGTATCAATCGTTGGGTCATCCAGTGTACTCCTTTTCGGTGACAAGAAGAACACTATAGATGACCCACTAAGCTGTCAACGAAATGGTGACAGCTGTAACAATTTATTTAAAATGATGCGATTAGCACGTTGTCGTAGCCTTCGCTGTTCTCTTTCAGCGAAACGAGCTCTAGGTTACGCAGATCGTAGATCAGGTTTTTATGTCGAGCGTGCGAGCGCATGACGTGCGTGTCCCGAGGTTTTACCGCGACGTAAAGCATGTCAGAGCCGATCCGAAGCGCCACAAAACTGGCATCGCGCAAAATCAGCAGCGACTCGCCAAACTCGCCCTTGTAAAATTCTTTGTGAGTGGTGGCAACTTGCATCAGGTATTTGCGCGACTTTGGTAGGTAGGGTGAGTGCGACATCGTCTTCAGCCATGTAGTGTAAGGTCGCGAGATTTCGCAGCCAGGCACCTCGTGAAAGGTGAGGCCGCGAAACTCATAAAGCGGGCAGGTGGCCTCGGTGGCCGCTAGGTCTATATAGGTGTCCCAAAGTCGTTGGCGTTCTTTACGAATCTTGTCCATTAACTACTCCTGTCGCGCTCTCCACGTCCAGTAGGTGGTTGATCAGCGCATTAATCTGTTGTTGTGAATTGATTGATAATGCCGCAAACGTGTCTTGCACGTTAAGGCCATTAGTACTGTCGTCTCGCCCGAAAAGCAACCAAGCAGGCTTCACGTTAAAAAGCTCAGCCAGGCGCACGACGTTCGCGCGGTTAGGCGTTGCCTTACCTGTCTCCCACTTATGAATCACGTTATGGTTTATTCCGGACAACTCAGCTAATTGGCGCAGGCTCAAATCGCGTGCATTGCGCAAGTCGCGGATGCGACTAGCAATGTCTTTCTTCATCCTATTTCTCCCTTAACTAAATTGGTCGTCGACTGTATCCTATTAGGTGACAGCTGGCAACACGTTCGCAAAAACCTCCCTGTCCGTTGCTACTGTCTACCTAAAGGTGTACATTCGCAGCGATGACACACACAGACATTTGGCAAAAAATAGTGATTAGCGAGCTTGCCGCTCGCCTAAACATTTCTCGCGGCTCCGTTTACAAGTGGAAGTGGGCGAACAAGATCCCAGCAGAGCGCGTCGTCGCCGTCGAGGCCATCACCGGCATTAAGCGCGAAGAGCTCCGGCCAGACCTGTATACCCAAAGCCAAGCGGCCAATGGCTGAAGCGATGTCAGACCGCGAGGGTGCGAGAGAGGAGGCGCGGCGGCTGGTCGAAGAAGGACTGACGGTCGTGCCAGCGCATCCGATCGAAAAACGACCGCTGGTGCCTTGGAAGCGATACCAGGAAGAGCCGCCTAGCGAAGACGAAGTTAACCACTGGCTATCAACGCAAAAATACTCTGGCTGCAACTGGGCGATTTTGACTGGGCGGCAGGTGGTGGTGGTCGATACCGACTCGGAAGAAGCGACGGTCTTTTGGGAGACGCAAGCAACTCATACGCCGCGTCGCACGATCACCGCTAAGGGCAAGCACTTTTTCTACCAGGTCAATCCCAACTTTGAGGTACGCAACGGCGTGAACCCAGAGCTCAAGATTGACCTGCGCGGCACTGGCGGCTGCGTCATTGCGCCCGGCTCTATCCATGAGACCGGGCACATTTACTGTCGCGACGAAGACCCTGGCGTTGATTGCTGGTGGCGCGAGCTCCCTATGTTAACCGCCAAGGACATTCGGCTGATCGAGGGGTTCAATACGCCAAAGCCACAGCCAGTGGAAAGCACTGGCTTTAGCGTAACGGACGCGGGCTCGCACCAAGGTAGTCGTAACAATGACCTTGCCAGCGAAATCGGCCACCTAATCAATCGTGGGCTCGACAAGGTCGACGCATTCGAGCAGGCGCTACTTATTAATAAACGCAACACGCCACCATTAGACGCGGATGAGGTCGCCCGCACGGTTGACTCTGTGTACCAAACAGCCGAAGACAATCGCGAGCGCGCCGAGGCCGAGCTTGCAAAGCAGCAAGAAGCGGAGCCGACAAAGCTACAGCCAAAGCCCTTTGTGCTTGGTGACCCAGAGCAGCTGCCAGCCAGGCAGTTCGTCTGGGGGCATGCTTACCCGCGCGGGGTGGTGAGCGTGACGGTCGCGCCTGGCGGGCTAGGTAAAAGCACCATCATCACTGCTGAGGCCGTTGCGATGACGACCGGGCAATCTTTTTTGGGCCGGCATACGGACGCTCGCAAGTGCTGGCTTTGGAACTTAGAAGACCCGATAGACGAGATTTACCGCAAGGTGTACGCCATTGCGCAGCACTACGAGCTCACGCAGGCAGACATCGCCGACCGGCTGCTGATCAACAGCGGGCGCGATGAGCCGCTGATCCTAGCGCAAACCATCGGCGGCCATAATCTGCTCACGCCGGTCGCCGATCAGCTGACCGAGCACATCAAGGCCAACAAAATCGACTGCGTGATCGTTGACCCGTTCGTCAGCAGCCACCAGCTGAGCGAGAACGATAACGTCGCTATAGACATGGTGGTCAAACGCTGGTCGCAGGTGGCCAGCGACAGCAACTGCGCTATTCACTTGGTTCACCATGTGCGCAAAGACAATGGCATGGGCGGTGCTTCCGTAGCCGACGCTAGGGGCGCAAGTGCCCTGGTAGATGCGGCACGCTTTGTTCGCCGGCTACAGCGCATGACCGCAGACGAGGCCCGTAACGCGGGCATCGACGAGGATCAGTTTTGGCGCTACACACGCGAGGGCGACAGCAAAAACAATCTCTCACCACCATCAGCCGACAGCACTTGGCGCAAGCTCATCAGCATCGAGCTACCAAACGGCGATAGCGTTGGCGTGGCTGAGCCATGGCAGTGGCCTGATGCCTTTAGCGACGTGACGCGCAATGACCTGGAGGCCGTGCAGCGCAAGGTCGCGGCCGGCGAGTACCGCGAGAACGCGCGCGCCAAGGACTGGGTAGGGCAGGCGGTTGCCGACACCATGAACCTCGACATCAAGGACAGCTACGTCCGCGCCAAGGTGCGCCATATGGTCAGCACTTGGATTGCGAACGACGCGCTGCGCATCGTTGAGCGGCCCGATAGGACGCGAATGATGCGCAAGTTTGTCGTCGTTGGACGCTGGGTTCGCGAGGGTGAGGTAGATGAATAATGTGGATCATCCCGCAGAACTACCAACCGTCCTCAGTCTCTGCACTGGATACGGTGGCATCGAGCGAGGACTTGAGCTTGCCGGATATCAACATAGAACAGTCGCTCATGTGGAGATCGAAGCCTTCGCAGCTGCGAACTTGGTCGCAAAGATGGAAGCGGGACAGCTGGTTCCGGCACCTGTGTGGTCGGATCTTAAAACCCTGCCAGCACACTGCTTTCGAGACAGAGTTGATGTGCTCACTGGCGGTTATCCCTGCCAGCCGTTCAGCGCCGCTGGGCTGCGCAAAGGCGCCGAAGACCCAAGGCACCTATGGCCATACATCTACGACCACATACGAACAATTAGACCTGTTCGCTGCTTCTTCGAGAACGTCGAAGGACACATCAGCCTTGGACTGCGAGACGTCATTGCAGACTTGGAAAGCCTTGGTTACCAAACGACGTGGGGATTATTTAGCGCGGCTGAAGTCGGCGCGCCTCACCAGAGAAAACGAGTCTACATTCTGGCCTACGCCAACAGCGCAGGACAACAACCAAGTGAGTGGCAACCCAAATCACCCGAAGCGCGGCACAACGCTGGGCGGGGCAGCGAGGCAATGGCCGACGCCAACAGCAAACGACTCTCCACGCAAAAATATGACAGTCAAAAACGGCAGAAGGGTCACTCTAACAGGCGAGCATTCCATAGGTTTAGCGGACGCAGCGAGACTCTGGCCGACGCCGACGGCCAACGAAGACGCGGCCGGCACGCCGAACGGCAACATGCAGAAGATGCTGGGCAATCACCCAGCGGTACGGGGCACGACGCCAGCGGAGTGGTCAGCTGGGCAACTGAACCCGACGTGGGTCGAGTGGTTAATGGGGCTGCCTTTAGGGTGGACAGACTTAGGCTCTTGGGAAACGGAGTAGTGCCACAAACAGCAGCCAAGGCGTGGATTGTGCTCAATGATCAGCTGACCAATGAGCGTGCGTGAATGCGTGAAAACGTGAATAAGAATGGTGCATCAGTAGCGTGTTTTTTACTGATGCACAGCGATGCAGCGCGGAGCATCAGATTATGCCTGCATCGGTACAATTTTAACTTGTACCGAGCAGCTACTACTGATGCAGGTTTTTGGTGGTGCAAAAGTAGTGATGCATGACTGATGCAAAAGCAACCAAACAACGCGCAGGCAGTGCCGGTGAGCGGGCGCTGGCAGCGCAGCTGCACGCGGCCGGCGTGCCGTTTGAGCAGGAGCAGGTGCTCATCCCTGGCCGCAAGTTTCGCTTCGACTTCTTGCTCAGCGATACCGACTTGATTGTTGAGGTGGAAGGCGGCACTTGGCGAGGCGGTCGGCATACGACGGGCGCTGGCTTTGCCAAGGACTGCGAGAAATACAATCTGGCACTCGAACATGGTTACCGGGTGCTGCGATACACGACCAATATGGTTACGGATGGAAGCGCGGTTGCGCAGATTGTGCCGCTGTGGCGGCGCAAGCGGCAGCTGAGCGTCCAGAGGAGGCTTCTATCC